TACTAACACTGGTTCTGGAGGAGGTGCCGCAAGAAACCCAAACACTGGAAACGGTGCGGGTGGTAAAGGTTTAGTAGTTGTTCGTTATGCTAAAAGTCAAACAGTAGTTGCTACACCAACATACACATATTCAGCTACAGCCCCCGTAGGTTGGTACGTATCTGGAGCCCTACCTTCTACAATATATCCTGGGCAACTATGGACAAATTACGGTACTGGTATTGGCGCAGATATGTTAGCAACTGGTGCTGGAACCGTAGCAGCAACTTGGCGAAATGGACTTCCAGCAATCACTACAGCTTCTTTTCAAGCGACAGCTAATACTTCTAACCTTAATCAAAATGGAAATATGACTTGGATGATGGTAGCTCAGCATAACGGGGTTAACTTTTCTCCATTTGCTGGTGTAGGTGAATGGTGGGGTAATTACTCTCCTGCATACACTGGTTGGTATTACCACGGTTTATACGGTAACTGGGGACATAACACCTCAAGCCCAACTGTAATTGGTGGTACTAAAGCAAACGGTTCTTACAGTTTTAGGGTATTTCAAAACTCTAGTTATTCAACAGACACTCCTGGACCGTATAGCCAAGCTAACACTGTAGATATCCAACCAGGAGGAAGTGGTGGGCAGTATATTGCCGAGTTCCTTTGTTGGAACGCCAACTTATCTGATACTGAGATTAACCAAATTACAACTGCCCTCAGAGCAAAGTACAACTTCTAGTAATAGTGTAAAAAATCTACTTTAAAGTATAATAGTATTATGTCATATCAACAAGCAGTTCTAAGAGATGATCCAGTAGCATATTGGCCTTTAACAGGCACATCTACTATACGTACCTATGCATCAATCCTAGAACAATATAACTCATATCAAGAATGGCTTAATTCTGAAGCAGATTATGCCTATGAATCTGGATCTATTACTTTTGAAGATGTATCTGTAAATAAAAATCATGCTGCTGTTGCCTTTGGTACCCAACTTCCTACATTTTTGGATATTCTTACTCTTAATTCCCGCATATTTAGCGATACAGCAAACAATGGATGTAAGATTAATGATAACTCAGTTATTAGCATTTTTGATCTTTATAGCTTCTTTGATAAAAATTATGAAGGCGGGGTATTTGGAGCAGAATTTTGGGTATTATTTGAAGACGCACCAGATACTAAAGTAAATCTATTTAGCGTAGTAAATGGCTCAACAATAGTGTTAGAAGCATATGCTCAAAATGATTTTATTTATCTTACCTTAAATACCAACAATGGTTCATACACAACCAAAAAGCGTTTAGCATCTTGGGATAAAAAAGTACATGTGTACCTTTCTTATAGCGAAAGAAAACTAGAAGTTATGGTTAATGGGGTATCTGATGAATCTATTGCAGTCCCCGCAAATGATAAATTTACAATGACCACAAACCTGTATGTTAAATATAAACTTGGCCCAGCAGCATCTGGCAAATCATTTACAATTAATGATGTTGCACTTTATACATATAAGCTTTCAGCTCAAGAAATTAAAAATCATATATTTTGGGCAAACACAGATTCTGGGCCAGACCATTTTGCCCAGCAAGGAAACGCCTATCATTTTGATATCAAATCAAGAAGTGAAATGATTCATTCACAAAGACAATTTAGTTCTAAAAATGATTATGATCAAGGTTCTTATGTTGATCTTATATCAGATGGAACAGGTTTAACATTTAAAAAAACAATTGCTCCAAGTACGCTTACAGGAACTTGGTATTATAATTTTCCAATTGTTCAAAATCCCAACTTTGCTGGAATAAGTATATATTGGGATACAGCGTCTTCTCGTTCGGGTTCAGGTGGGGATAAAGATGTAAGAGTATACTCATCTTATGATAATGGAATAACTTGGTATGAAGTATTAAGCAACGAGCTAATACCTTTCTTTTTATCAAATTCATTAAACAATGTAAATGCAAGTCTATTGCTTAAAGTACAGTTATATTCGCCAGATACTTCTACAGATACACAGCCAAGGCTAGATAACCTATCTGTTAAGCTTTATAAAACTCTTAATATATCCGCAGATTCTGGCGGGTTTGTAATGCAACCAACATCTGGTTCAACATACATGATTAAAGAACATACAGATAACCTTTTATCCAGACACAGAAATCTTGGCATTAATTTTGTTAATCAAACACCAGGAACAGGATATCCAGGATCCGCAGTTATTACATCATCAAATACTGTGTCATACAAAACTATAGAGTTCTGGTTTAAATATACATCTACAGATGCATCCACAGCAGCCGTTTTAGACACCGCAACCATAGCGGGGGTAGACTTATCTATAACCAATGGTACAAACCTGCTATCAAGCAACCTAGGTGCTAATGCAGCCCTATATATCAATGGTGTACTACAAGTAACAAACTCATATCCAATAGTTCCTGGAGCAACATATTTTATAACTGTTGTTTATAATGCATTAACAACTAATCCAATATACATTAATGGAAGCACAGATGGTTCAGTTCCGTCCCCTCAAGCAATGTACGGTTATATAACAATGTTCCCAACCGCCCTAAGTGCAACCGAAGTGCAAACAAGATACCTTTCATATCTTGCCACACAAACTGCAATTGTATACGATGCTACAACTACGCTTGGTACCATTCTTGAGTACATCGGATCAACTCCTACAAGTTTAAATGGCGGTCTTGCTGTCATTTCACACGACCATACATATTAAAAATGGCAGTCAGTGGTACAATTATTACGCTTTAACTAAACAGAATGGTATTATAACAACATGGGAAAAATGAAGATTACCTCCGTAGATGAAGTTAACTGGGGATTATATATGTGGCAGATGCCCGATGAATCATTGGTTATGGATAATGAAGGTGGATATCTCTGCATCCCGTCTCTTAAAGGAGACATTAGACAGATTAAAAAACTTAAAGAAGTTGCTAAGCATCACGGTTTGGGTGAAGGAAAACCTATTTTTTTTGCGGGACACAGACAAGTCACAAATGAAGAATTAATAGAACAAAAGCAAAGGGCAGATATGGGACTTGTCCCAGATACTCAAGATATGCCAGCCATGATGGAATATGTTAAAGAAATGCGGGAGATGAAACTAGGATGATTGATCATAAAGTAACCATATTAAATGATGATAATGAAGACAATGAAGTGCAAGTCAAATCTAATGTAGACTTTGGATTTAATGGTGCACCATCAGAATCTTATGAAGACCCATTTTCTAAATCTTGGGATGATATTAAAAAGATGGATGGACTTAATCAAAATATCCGCCGTCAAGCAAATAGACTTGAAAAGTCCTTTACTGGCGTAGATGATGCCAAATCAAAAAAGTTAGACCCACTCGACCTTACTGGATATTCATTATTTCAAATAGTCCAGCCTCCATATAACATGCTTTATTTGTCACAACTTTATGATGCATCACCATACCATCACTCAGCAGTAAATGCTAAAGTTGCAAACGTAATTGGGCTTGGATACAAATTTGAAGAAACATTTAAAGTTACACAAAAAGTTCAATCTGTTATTGATAATCCAAAAAGCTTGGATAAATTGCGTACAAAAATTGAAGGAGCCAAAGTTGAGCTTCGTGATTTTGTTGAGTCTTTAAATTCAGACGATTCATTCCTAGAGACCATGAAAAAAGTTTACACAGACCTAGAATCAACAGGAAATGCTTATCTTGAAGTTGGTCGCACAACAACAGGAAAAATTGGTTATTTAGGTCATATTCCTACAACTACAATGCGTATTCGTCGTCACCGTGATGGCTTTGTTCAAGTTGTATATAACCGATATACATTTTTTAGAAATTTTGGAGATATTGATACCCCAGATCAAATTGGTACAGATCCTCAACCAAACGAAGTTATTCACTTTAAAAAGTTCACACCATCAAATACATATTATGGAATTCCCGACATTTTATCTGCAAAGAATGCCGTAGCTGGAGATGAATTTGCACAGCGATTTAATCTGGATTACTTTGAGAATAAGGCTGTTCCACGTTATATTACTACAGTTAAAGGTGCTAAGCTGACCGCTGATTCTGAGCGTAAGCTTCTTGAATTTTTTCAGACTGGTCTTCGTGGTCGCAACCACAGAACTCTTTATATACCGCTTCCTTCAGATGGAGAAAATGGTCGTGTTGAGTTTAAGATGGATCCAGTCGAGGCGGGAGTTCAAGACTCTTCATTCAAGAATTATGCTGTAGAAAATAGAGATCGTATTCTTATTGCTCATCGTGTTCCAATTTCTAAGATTGGTATGCCTGCGGACGTATCGTTGGCAAATGCTAAAGATGCTGATAAGACATTTAAAGAGCAAGTATGTCGTCCTATGCAAGAAGAACTTGAGTATAAACTTAATAAAATTATGTCTGAGTTTACAGACGCTTTTGTGCTTAGATTTGAAGAGTTGGCTCTTACAGATGAGGAAACTCAATCAAGAATTGATGCTTCTTATCTTGTTAATAAGGTTGTTCTTCCAAATGAAGTACGTGCAAGAATGGGTCGTGCCCCAGTTGCAGGCGGAGACGTACCTTTGGATCTAAATGCCCAAGATACAGCAGAAATTAAAACTGATGCAAAGGGCACAAGAGCAAGGGATAAAGAGAGAAATCTAAATGCTCCAGACAAAATGGGGGATTCTAGAAATGCACAAGGTGAGGGTAGAAAAGTATAATAATAAGCACTGTAAATTATGAGTTAATTATAAACACTGCTATTATTTAGATTACATATGGAACTACAGAAAACGTATTGGCAAAACAGCGAATCATCAATGGCCTTATCCTTTCCTATTGCGAAAGTTAACAAGGATAAAAGAACCGTATCTGGATTCGCTTCATTAGATAACGTAGACCGTCATGGAGATATTGTAACTGCTGATGCAAGCAAGAAAGCTTTTGAAAATTTCAGAGGCAATATCCGTGAGATGCATGGTCCATCTGCTGTAGGTAAAATGATTGATTTTAAAGAAGATGCTTTTTTTGATAAGGCTACAGGTAAAAAGTACAGCGGCGTTTATGTAACCGCATATATTTCAAAAGGTGCACAAGATGCATGGGAAAAAGTTCTTGATGGCACATACTCTGGGTTCTCAATTGGCGGAAATATTGTAGATGCAAAAATGGAAAAGTCTGATAACGGACAAGAAGAGCGTAGAGTAATTCACAACTACGATTTACATGAATTAAGTTTAGTAGATTCACCAGCAAACCCACTTGCTAATTTCTTTTCTATTCAAAAGATGGCAAAGGGAATGACATTGGAAAATGTATTTTGGTGTAAAGAAGATGAAGTCGCTTCAACAACAACAGAGGTTGCAAAGAATTGTTCCGTATGCGGAGATTCAATGACAAATGTTGGTTGGGTTGAACAAGCAGATTCAGAAAAGTTTGAAGCAATTGAAAAAGTAATTGATTCTTATTTTAAGAAAGATGATGCGCCAGGTCCAGATCATGCTGCAACAACACATGATTCAGATAATATTGTTGATAGTAAATCAACCATCAATCTTTATCCAGATCAAAATAAAGCTAAAAAGGTTTCACCCATCAATGTTGGTGTGGTGACTATAAAGAAGAATGAAGGAGGTAATGAAATGACAGAAGAAACAAACGCAGAAGTAACAGAAGTTACTGAAGTTGAAACTCCCGCTGTTGAAGAA